GTCGTATACTAAGGGTGCATGAGAAGCTTGAAACAAGTAAGCCTTCTCATTAAAGTTAACAATCTTCCAGTTGTCAGCAGTGATTGTATAACCACCAGGTGTAGCATCTGTAAGAGTAGTAGTGCCTGTAAATATTTTATTGTTACCTGCAGACAAAACAACGTTACTACCACTACTCTTTTCAAACTCATGTAATGCCCTGATTGTTCCAGAGCCTAGTGCTGTCTTGTCGGTTGTAATAACACTATGACCTTTACGTGCCGCAATACGACCACGTTTGTCAATCACAGCGTTGTCTGCAATCTCAGCAAACGACGGATCTTGTGCTAACGGAGAGTCTTCGGTGTTAATACCTTTGAACGCCGGTGCTACAAGATTGATACTCTTTAATTCTTGAGCCATATCAGATAGTCCTAAAGATCATCTCTTCTGGGTGCTTTGCTGCGTCTATTGCAATAGCGTCAGATAAAAACTTATCAGCAATAGCAAAGTATTCAGCGGTAGAAGTACCGCCTGTTTCACCACGTTCACGGGTTAACAAAGCAACTGCAAAGTGAATAATAGGTTGTGAAGGTGCAAGTAATATGTCAGTATTTGCACTTAGGTCTGCTTGTCGTTTAACTACATCAAAACGCAGGTTGTACACGCCGTTGGGAGTTGGCCCTACTAGTACTTGAGTATCGCCGTTGGCGTCAAGGCCGTTGTACGTGTAGTACCTTGGTGTTCCTTCTGACGCGTTAGCAATATATATCTGTTCGTTAAACCAGTCCTTAGTTTGATAATCCATAAAGAAATTACTAGTGTCATTAAGGACACACATAACCTTTACGTCATCACCGCAGTCAGTTAGCGAATAAGTATTGTCAGATGCAACAGTAGGAACAATAATAGTGCTACGTAAAGCAGACCAATCTGTTGCCTCCTCTACTAACCTTTTAGCATCATTAATAAAGTCACCAACCATCTTGTTATAAGTAGTACTAGTTACTGAGGTGGTTTCTTCCTCACGCAACCTACGTAGCACACTGTTCATTAAATTTAGGTATGTCATACAAGCATCCCGCTGTTCTGAAATAAGAATTTATTCAGTTCTATATCATAATCTTTTTGAGGTTCTGGTTGATATCCTATGTACTGGAAACCCGGAGGCGCGTAAGACAACATACCCTTGTGAGGAGTAAAGTCTGACTTTATAGGTGCGCCGCTTAGCATGCCGTCACCATCACCATCACCATCACCGTCCCCGTCACCTGCGCCGTCTCCAGTACCAGTTCCTGTTCCAGTCCCTGTACCATCACCCGCCCCATCTCCAGCACCGGTTCCGTCCCCAGTACCAGTAGTGTCCTTACCTTGTGTTTCTGCGTCCTTGCGTCCCTGCTCAGAAGACTCAAGATCTTTCTCTAACTGTTCGTCAGCAGCATCTTTATTTGCTTGTTCAGCATCTTTAGCTTCAGTTTCAGCACTGGTGTCTTTCTGAGCGTTTTCGTCCTTAGTTGACTGTTCAGCTGCCTGCTGCTCTTTTGCAGCTTCCTCAGCAGCCTGTTGCTCCTTAGCTTGAGCCTCTGCAGCTTGTTCGTCTTTAGCTCTTTCAGCCTCTTTAGCCTCTGTTTCGGCCTGTGCGTCCTTAGCAGCCTCTGCTTCTTTTTCCTGTGTTTCAGCTTGTGCGTCCTTAGCAGCCTCAGCTTCCTTGTCTGCTGTTTCAGCATCTTTCTGCTCTTGTTCTGCTACAACGTCTTTTTGCTCTTCCTCAGCTTCTTTTTGAGCACTTTCAGCTTCAGCGTCCTTAGCAGCCTCTGTCTCTTTATCACGAGTTTCAGCCTGTGCGTCCTTAGCAGCTTCAGCTTCTTTATCAGCAGTCTCTGCGTCCTTTTGCTCTTGTTCAGCTTGAGTATCTTTCTGTTGTTGCTCCGCTTCCTTATCAGCAGCCTCAGCCTCTTTCTCTTGCTGTTCAGCAGCAGTTTCTTCTTTTTCCGTTTGTTCGGCGTCCTGCTCTTTCTGCTCTTGTTCAGCCTGACGATCCTTTTCTTGCTTTTCTGCTGCGTCCTTGTCCGTCTGTTCAGCTTCTTTTTGTTCCTGTTCAGCCTGAGTGTCCTTCTGGCGTTGTTCTGCGTCCTTCTCTAGTTGTTCAGCAACGTCTTTTTCAGAATCTTCGGCTACATCTTTATCTACTTGCTCTGCTTCTTTTTGCTGTTGTTCAGCAGCATCTTTATCAGCAGTTTCAGCATCAGCCTCTTTCTGCGCTTCTTCAGCAGCCTGAGCTTCTTTGTCTGCTGTTTCTGCTTGAGCTTCCTTTTGTGATTCCTCAGCAGCTTGAGCTTCTTTATCTGCAGTCTCTGCATCAGCCTCTTTTTGAGTTTCTTCAGCGGCTTGAGCTTCTTTGTCGGCTGTTTCTGCGTCAGCTTCCTTTTGTGATTCCTCAGCAGCTTGGGTTTCTTTGTCTAAAGTTTCAGCTTCAGCTTCCTTCTGAGTTTCTTCAGCAGCTATGTCTTTTTGTTCTTGCTCTGCTTGACGATCTTTTTCAGTTTCTTCAGCGTCCTTAGCTTCGTCTTCGGCTTCTTTCCGGTCCTCTTCAGCTTGACGGTCCTTGTCGGACTGCTCCGCTGCATCTTCCTCTTTTTGTTGAGTTTCAGCCTGAGCTTCTTTGTCTGCTCTTTCAGCAGCCTCCTCTTCCTTAGTTTCAGTTTCAGCAGTAGCTTCTTTGTCCGCTCTTTCAGCTGATTCTTCCTCTTTAACTTGAGTTTCAGCTTCAGCGTCCTTAGTAGAGCGTTCAGCCGCTTCCTCCTCTTTAGTCTGAGTTTCAGCTTGAGCTTCTTTATCTGACCTTTCAGCAGCTTCTTGTTCTTTAGTTTGGGTTTCTGCCTGAGCTTCCTTTTGTGACTGTTCCGCCTCGTCCTTACTACCTTGTTCAGCTTCTTTAAAGATACGCTCAGACTCGTCTTTTTCTACTTTTTCGGACTCTTGCTCTTCTTTTTCCGTGGTTTCAGTCATGTCTTTTTCACGGGTTTCAGCTTCAGCTTCTTGTTGTTCTTTATAAGCCCCCTCAGCTTGACCCGGTTCATCGTAGACTGTAGTACCGTCTTCAGGTAGTTCGTAGATAGGCACTTCTCTATCTTCTATTTCATCATAAACATAACCTACAGGATCAGGCTCTGGAGGTGCTTCATAACCTTCATAAGGCTCTTCTTCTAAATAAGAGTCGTCCCACTGCTGTCCGGTGTATTCTTCCCAGTCATCGATCAACCCGTTACGCACTTCAGGATCAGTTTCATTACGAATAGCTTCATGAATTTGACGTGCAACAATACTGTCTTCCATACCAGCATAAATATCGGTAGAAGTGTTAAAGGTATCGTCAGTTTCAATGTCAGTTACAGGAGGTTCTGCGTCTTTTTCAGCTTCTTCAGCAGCTGTGTCCTTTTCCTGTTGTTCTGCTTGAGCTTCCTTACTAGTTTCTTCAGCAGCTTGGGTTTCTTTTTCTTCAGTCTCAGCTTGAGCTTCTTTATTAGCTTCCTCAGCAGCCTGTGCTTCTTTATTCTCAGTTTCTTTTTGCGCTTCTTTCTGGGCTTCTTCTGCAGCAACTTCCTCTTTTTCTTCGGTCTCAGCTTGAGCTTCTTTATTAGCTTCTTCAGCAGCTTGGTCTTCCTTAGTTTGTGTCTCAGCCTCAGCTTCTTTCCGTGTTTCCTCAGCAGCTACTTCTTTAGCTTCTTCCTCAGCCTGACGATCTTTTTCAGTTTCTTCAGCATCCTTAACTTCTTCTTCAGCTTCTTTATTTTGTTCTTCTGCTTGTCTTTCTTTCTCGTTTTGTTCCGCAGCAGTTTCTTCTTTTTCTTCAGTCTCAGCAGTAGCTTCTTTATCTGCCCGTTCTGCAGCCTCTTGTTCCTTTTCCTCAGTTTCTGCAGTAGCTTCCTTCTCTGCTTCCTCAGCAGCAGTTTCTTCCTTTTCTTCAGTTTCTGCAGTAGCTTCTTTATCTGCCCGTTCTGCCGCTTCTTCTTCCTTAGTCTGAGTTTCAGCCTCAGCTTCTTTTTGTGTTTCTTCTGCTGCAACGTCTTTTTGAGTCTGTTCTGCTTCCTTGTCAGCTTCTTCAGAAGAATCACCGCCTCCACCACCACCTTCTTCTTCTTCTTCTTCGGGGTCTTCTATTATAGGAGGAATATTAATAACGTACACAATACCTGTTTCTGGGTCAGTCCATGTACCTGACTCAGTATACTCAGAAGGATCAACATCAGGAAATTGTTCGTTAAATTCATCTTCATTTAACAACACCTGTTCCATTTCTGGTGCTGGTTCAGGTTCTGTCTCAGGCGGCGGGGGTTCTGAACCACCGGGATCTCCAGTAGGCTGCTGTGCTAACCATTCTTCATAGCCACCAGCTTCAGCTATTTCTTGTGCTATTACTGCTAATTCTGCTGCACTAGAGCGTTCTACAGCAGTTTGAAGAGCTTCTATGGTTTCTGGATCAAGACCTTCAATTGTGCCTTGAGTTCCTGCCATAACGTCCATTAGTATTTCAAAAATGGACTCTACTTCTCCTAATCTAGTGGGGCCAATATCTACATCTCCAGTATCAATTGGCACATTTGTGTCCGGAATTGGAGTACCAAACGGCGATGAAGGATCTGCAATATCGCCAAAAGAACCAGTAAACATTCCTGTTGTAGGTCGTAGTGCCATAGTTTACTTTTTCCAGTTAGCCAAGCCACGTAGGCCAAACGATGCCGCTACAGCCGCACCCAAGAAACCTTTGTACCACTCAGGCATAGCGTTGAGTGCTTCAAAGCCCGACA